AGGCAGATGATGATACTGTGTGGTCAGCACAATCAGACAGCAGTGACACTTGGACTGAAGTAACTGCCCCAACAGATACATGGACAGATATAGCCGATAACAGCGACACTTGGTCAAACGCGGCGTAGGAGAGCAAAATGGCAGATACCAACACCACAACGTACAGCCTCACAAAGCCAGAGGTAGGTGCCTCAGAAGATACTTGGGGTACAAAGATCAATACTAACTTTGATAGCTTAGATGATCTGCTGGACGGAACAACTGCAATCAAGCCAGATTTAGATTTGGGATTGTGGAAGGTGGGCGGCACTCTTGTTACATCAACAGCGGCAGAGCTAAACATTCTTGACGGCGTAACGGCTACTGCAACAGAGCTTAACTATCTTGACATAACAACTTTAGGCACAGGCGAAGCAAGTAAGGCTGTCACAACATCTGCTGCAAATGCGGTTAGCCTAACTGGTGACTTGAAGGCTGCGTCATATTTAGAAACTCACAGCACTTTGAGCGGCACAACGCCATCGCTGGATTGTGAGACTGCAAACTCTTTCTCAATTACGCTAACAGGCGCAACCACCGTATCCTTCAGCAATGTGCCTTCAGGTGCATCGTATTCTTGCCTTCTAAAAGTTGTGCAGGGGTCGTCTGACTACGCAATCACATGGCCTTCTGCGGTAAAATGGCAAGATGGGCTTGATCCCGTTTTGACCAGCGGAAGCGGCTCAGTGGATATATTTGTGCTATTTACCCACGATGGCGGCACAAATTGGTATGGCTTCACAGCAGGGCAAGATATGTTATGAGCGTAAGAGAGCTTCTTATAGCTGGCTCTAGTCAGACAAGCGCCTCAAGAACATTTATTCTTAGGTACTTCTCAGGTACTGGTATTCGTTCGTATGAATGGAAGCGCAGTGGCGTTGTCACGCAAGACACGTTGGCAGTTACAGCAGCGGATGTAAAATTCTCACCTGTTGGTGACTGCATTGCTTATTACGATACGACAAACACTCAAACTGTAATTTACGGCTGGGACAAAGATACTGGTTTTGGAAGCCAAATAGGTTCCGCATTAAGTGGCAGAAGAATAATAGACATAAGCCCAGCGGGAGATGCCATTGCAGTAGAAGTAAACTCTACAGGCGACACAGAGTTGAGGAACTTTTCTAGCTCCACTGGCATAGGCTCTGTCATTAACTCAATAACAACGCCAGTTTTGAAGTTTTCCAAGTCTGGTAACTATATCATAAGGCACAGAAACTCTGGGGCAAATGGCCCGATTGATCTTCAAGAGTGGAGCGTTTCGCTTGGGGTGGGTGATAGCTATTCACATGGGACAGTGTCATATGGCTCTATACAGGCAGACCTGTCAGCAGACGATACTATTTTCGTCACACATGGAAACCTAAGCGGCGGCGGCGCAGCTATTTTTCCGTTTAGCGGTTCCAATATGACAGCATCAGACACCATTGCATTAAGCGACTTGTCGCCTCTTGGTGTAGACATCAGTGGGCGCAATAATGCGGTTGTGTTTCAGTGTGGTGATGGAACTTTGCCTCGCACCTTTGTACCTGTATATCCTATATCTTCTGGAAGTTCATTTGGCTCACAATTCTCAATACCAGCAGGTATTAATGGGGGTACGCCAAGCAACACAAAGTTTAATGCAACTGGTAATGTAATTATGTCAGCACAGCAATCAAATTTTGCGATATACAAGTTTACCAGCGATGGCTTTGGCGATGCATTATTTACTGATAGCATTTCAAGCGGAACTCAGTACGGCGACATAATAGAGGTGACATAATGCCATTAACACCGCTACAAATACCGTCAGGCGTATTCAGAAACGGCACTGATATGCAATCGGCAGGGCGCTGGCGTGATGCAAGCCTTGTTCGTTGGTCAAATAATGTGATGCAGCCAGTGGGCGGGTGGACACTGCGATCCACAATTACAAGCGATCCAATCAGGGGAACTCATGCTTGGCGCGATCTGAGCGGTGATAGATTTATTGCGGCGGGAACAGCTAATGGTTTGTTCATTGCGCCTGCAAGCGGCACACCTGTTGCGATCACGCCAACTGGCTATACTGCTGGAAATGTAGATGCTACGTCTAACAGAGGTTATAGCGGTGGCACTTATGGCACTGCATACTATGGGGTGCAAAGGCCAGAGGGCGGCACACTTGAGGATTGCACAAGCTGGTCTGTGGATAACTGGGGGGAATACCTAGTAGCTTGCGCAAATACAGATGGTTACATCTATGAGTGGACGCTAAACACTTCCAACCCTGCTGTAATTGTTTCTAATGCGCCAACAGATAATCTTGGCATTTTGGTCACAGAGGAAAGATTTATCTTTGCGCTAGGCGCAGGCGGCAATCCTCGCAAGGTGCAGTGGTGTGACCGTGAGGACAATACCACATGGACAGCGGCAGCAACCAATGAGGCTGGTGATCTTGAGTTGCAAACCAGCGGAAGAATTATGCAGGGCATTCGGGTTCGCAGCCAAGCGTTAATCCTCACAGATATTGATGCGCATACTGCGTCATACCAAGGCCCACCGTTTGTCTATGGGTTTGAGCGTGTGGGTTCGTCTTGCGGTGCTATTTCAAGACATGCAGCAGCGGCAGCAGATATTGGTGCATTCTGGATGGGGCGTGAAAGCTTCTTTATGTATCGCGGCAACACAGTAGAGGCACTACCGTGTGATGTTGCTGATTATGTGTTTAATGACATTAACTCAGACCAAAAATCAAAAGTACACGCTGTCACTAATGGACGGCACTCAGAGATTTGGTGGTTCTACCCTAGTTCATCAAGCACAGAATGCGATAAGTACGTGTCATACAATTATCGCGAAGGTCACTGGATGATTGGAGACTTAGATCGCACATCTGGCGTAGATAATGGCGTATTTGAAAATCCAATCTGGTTCTCGCCAGCAGGCAAGGCCTATAATCAGGAAGTAGCGCAAAACCATGATGGCGCATCTATTTTTGCAGAGAGTGGCCCTATCTCTATTGGCGCTGGCGATCAGGTTATGAGCGTAACGCAAATGATACCTGACGAAAAAACGCAGGGTCAAGTTACAACGTCTTTTAAAACGAGGTTTTACCCCAACGACACAGAGCGCACTTACGGGCCGTTCACAATGAGCAACCCTACCTCTATGCGGTTTGTGGGTAGGCAGGTTAGAATGCGCGTCATTGGCAGCGATCTAAATGATTGGCGCTTTGGCATACCAAGGCTAGAAACCAAAGCTAGGGGTGGGCGATGACAACACCCAGCTTTCCACCTGTTGGGCCAAATATTTCGCTTTGGGCAAAGCAGTTAATACTTGCGTTACAACGGTCTTGGTCATCGTTGAGATTTAAAGCGACAAATGACAGTGCATCAGAAAACGGCATTCTGCTTTGGGATCAAAGCAATGGCTATCCCGTTGTTTCTAAGGATGGTGCATTTGTGCAGATTATTCTTGAGGATGGTCACGCTTCTTTTTATCGCACAACGGATGTTACTGCTGCATCAGCAGATACGGCGTACGCAATAACGTACGATGCACCTACGGGTAATGTTGGTATTGATCGGGATGCGACAGATAACAGCAAGATTGTATTTGATGAGGCAGGTGAATATCTTGTGATGTTTTCAGCGCAAATTGCGTCATCGTCATCAAGCACGGTGAAGTTTTATTTTTGGCCTCGCTTGAATGGAACGGATGCAACTAACAACACAATTATTTATTCATTGCACCAAAATGACGCTACAGTTGTTGTTTCACGTTCTGCAAAGTTTGATGTAAGCGCTGGCGATTATTTGCAAGTTATGTGGGCGGTAGATAGTACAAACGGATCACTAGATGCCTCTGCTGCAACTGCGTTTAGTCCAGCGGCGCCAGCAACAACGCTGCATATTACAAGGATGCACGGATGAACGATATGACGCATTCATATAAACTAAGCCCAGAGCTAGAGCGTTGTAAGCCTTGGATAGAGGATGCGTTGGAATATTGTAACGGAACGCACATTTTTGAGGATGTTGTTAAAAGCATAGCAGAAGGGCGTATGCAGCTATGGGCAGC